AAAGAAGGTCACATCGATATGTACGTCTGCGGTATGACCGTTTACGACTACTGTCATATCGGGCATGCTCGAGTTATGGTTGCATTTGACTACATTATACGTTTCTTACGTAGTCAAGGCTGGAGTGTTCGCTACATTCGCAACATTACCGACATTGATGACAAAATCATTAAACGTGCGAATGAAAATGGTGAAACCATTCAGCAGCTCACCACTCGTTTCATTGATGCAATGAATGAAGATGCAGCCAATTTAGGCTGTGCTGCACCCGATGAAGCACCTAAAGCGACTGAATATATTGACCAGATGCAAAATATGATTGGTAACTTGGTTAATAAAGGCTCTGCTTACCCTGCTTCAAACGGCGATGTTTATTTTGAAGTTACCAAATTTGAAAAATATGGTCGCCTCTCTGGTCGTAAGCTTGATGATATGCAAGCTGGCGCAAGTGACCGTGTCGACGTAGAAGTTGAAAAGAAACATCCGTTTGACTTTGTACTTTGGAAACATGCCAAAGAAAATGAACCATCGTGGGCGTCACCTTGGGGCAATGGCCGTCCGGGTTGGCACATTGAATGTTCTGCAATGTCGACTTGCTGCCTAGGCAATCACTTTGATATTCATGGTGGCGGTTCAGATTTAATGTTCCCACACCATGAAAATGAAATTGCGCAAAGCGAAGCGTCAACTGGTGAACAATATGTAAACTACTGGATGCATGTTGGCTTCATTAACGTTGATGGAGAAAAGATGTCTAAGTCTTTAGGCAACTTCTTTACGATTCGTGATGTAATGAAGAAATTCCACCCTGAAGTGATCCGCTATTTTATTGTGTCTTCACACTATCGTAGTCCTGTGAACTTCTCTGATGTGGCACTCAAAGAAGCAAAAACTTCTTTAACTCGTTTCTATCATTCATTTAAAGCTTACCAACAAGTGTATGGTCAAACGACAACTGAAACGCTTGATCAAAGTTTTATTGAACGCTTTAACGATGCAATGTGTGATGACTTCAACACTGCCGAAGCTATGGCTGTATTGTTTGAACTTAACAAAGAATTGAACCGTGCTGTAAAAGAAGAGCAAGCTGACCAAGCTGCTGTGCTTTATTCAACGTTACGTCACCTCACCAACATTTTAGGTTTGGTACAACACGATGTAGATGCTTTCTTAAAATCAGATATTGGACAAGAAGCTCTTGCTTTGTCTGATGCTGAAATTGAAGATTTCATTCAACAACGTGTTGATGCGAAAAAAGCAAAAGATTTTGCTAAAGCAGACGGCATTCGCCAGTCGTTGCTCGACCAAGGTGTTGTATTAGAAGATACGCGTCAAGGGACAGTTTGGCGTCGTGCTGATTAAATGTTCAATTAAATCACAAGAGTGTTGACACTTTAGTGAAACACTCTATAATGTGCTCACATTGCGGGAATAGCTCAGTTGGTAGAGCATAACCTTGCCAAGGTTGGGGTCGCGAGTTCGAGTCTCGTTTCCCGCTCCAAGATTTTATGTATTAAAATCAATAGGCTGCATAACTTTTACGAGTTATGTGGCCTGTTTTTTATTGTCGATCGGTCAGCTTTGATTACTCAAAATAGTCAAAATTCGCATTAAAAAACGCTTTATATTTCCGTTTCGACACCAAAAAAAGTGGATGTCATTTAGACATTCGCGGATTTTGGTGCCGTGGCGACACCACGAAATTTGGAGTGTTATTATGCAAAAGCCGGTTAAGCGCGGGAACGCGTGGCGCATCACTGTTCGTTATTTAGGCAAACGTTATACAGCTACTCGAGATACTGCGAGTGAGTGTGAACAATGGGCCGCTAAAAAATTATTAGAATTACAATCTGTACAGGCTAACCCTGAGCCTGAAAAAATTCATATCTCCTTCTATGCCCTTTTTGAACAGTACTATCAAGAAGAAGGCAGGAAAATGAAGAGTGCGCGCTTAATTGTTCAAATGCTTAAATGCCTTAAGAAGAACTGGGGAAAACTGGCAGATGAATCAATTCATGATTTAACGCCTGCATTAGTTAAACAATGGCGTGATAAACGGTTAAAGCAAGTTAAAGGTGCAACAGTCATTCGAGAAATGGCCATGTATAGTTCAGTTTTTGACTTTGCACGGAAAGAGCTATTTCTAACGAAAGAAAATCCATTCAAAGAAATATCAAAACCTACTGCTCCACCTCCACGTAATCAGCGGATTTATCAGAACTATATAGATACTGTTTTAGCTGGACTCGATTACGAGTGGGGAAAAGTTCCAGTTCAACCAAGGCACCGAGTTGCCTGGTCATTTCTATTTGCACTTGAAACAGCAATGCGTAAAGGTGAAATACTTAGCGTAGAGAAGCGATTAATATTTTCCGATTTTATTCGTCTATTAGATACTAAGAATGGCACTACTCGTGATGTTCCTCTAACTGCCAAGGCAAAAGAATTACTTTCTTGGTTACCTGACGATCCTGACGATAACCGCATGGTTCCACTTACATCAAATGCCTTTCGATTAATATGGCAACGTAACTTACGCAGAGTTGGCTTAGATGGTGTTATTACTTTCCATGACACTAGACATGAAGCTATCACGCGTTTTGTTCATGACTACCGCTTACCAGTAGAGATCCTAGCGAAGATTACTGGCCATAAAACAATTAGTGTTTTGGTAAATACTTATTACAATCCAACTGCATCTGAAATTGCAAGGATGTTGACTGCTGCCTAAAACTAAAGCCCCTAATTAAAAGGGGGCTTTTTAAAAATATACATTAATTAAATTACTATTCACTATATAATTTGAGAGTAAATAGAATTTAGATTAAATTAAAAATTTTATATAAAATCATATTTTAAATCTAATTAAGCGAATGGCTTTTTAGCGTATTAACTAAGTGATTATAATCTGACTTTTTAGCTTCTATTAAAACCTTATGAATCTCATTAGTATTCCAATTTTGTTTATACGCTGAAAAAATAAAAACTGATAACAAAACAAATTCATGCTCACCAAAACGAAAATAAACTTTTCTAAGCTTTTTAGCAGGTTTAAACAAATTCATCTACAAAACTCAAATTGAAGTAAACAAATAAAAAAACCTAAGGATATTTCATAATACCCTTAGGTGTGGCTCAACCAATAGTACGTTTCTCATGAACCAAATGCCTGAAAGTACTTGGGGATACTTTCGAGTTTAAAATTATCAGTCAATTTAATAAAAATCAAAAAATAAATTATGTTATTTTTCACATAAAATTTATTTATAAATATCAAAAAAATAAGTTATAAATTATAGATAAATATTAATTTTTAAATATTTTTATTTTTTTTTATTAAATTCGCTTTGTATTTTAAATTTTTCAAATATAAAATACAAATACATATAATAAAAAACCATAAACTCACCAAAACAAAATAATAAACATATTATTTATTGACCAAATTAGACACAAAAATGTCCCAAGTAAACATTAAATGAAAAGAAACAAATACATAATTTTATGTAAGATATAAATGTTGTTATTTTTTGATTTGGTAGTATTTAGTTTAATTATGGTTACACGAACTAAACATGCATGTATTATTTGTGAATATCTATTACGAAACAATTTTATTAATGATCACAATTATGAAAAAATATGTGGTTCTATTTGCCATGAATTAAATTTTGACTTAGATTTTAATAATAATTTATCAAAATATTTAATTAATTTTTGCATTAACATTAAGTCAAACAATCTTGCATTAAATATGGGAGAAATTAATTTATCCCGATTATGGATACTAGAATTAGGAGCATTAATACAACCTAATTATCTTTTAGCATTACAGTTTATTATAGACCATCAATTGCATACATTTCCATTTGCAAAAATCGAGATGTTCTTTGATCGACATTTTTATTTTACCATTGAGCCTTTACTATTCCAGCCCCCTAATAATGAGGGTTATATTTTTTCTGTAGAATATCACCTAAGTCAACTATTCAATATAGTTAAAACTTTAGTTCCTTTAATTAATTATCCCAAAAAAATATCTGTAACATTCCCCCCTACAAAAAAGCTAAACTTCTACAAAGAATATTTTAATTGTGAAATAATTTATAATTCACACGAGAATAGAATTTCTTTTGGTGTATCTCGATCCAAACTTACGGAAAAGTTAACCCCCATAAGTTTTTCTATAATTGAAGAAAAAATTTTACACTTTTTAGAACTTTCAAAATCAATTCAAAAATCAGACAGCCAACTTAAAAATAAAATTAATTTTATTTTCAATCGATCTGGAAACTTCCTACCTGATGAAGAAACATTAGCTAATCAGCTAAATATGCATCCTCGCACACTTAGAAGAAAGCTGAAAGCTGAAGGAGAAACATTTAGAAATTTAGTTACTGAGTATAAAATGAAAAAAGCAATCAACTTACTAACTATGACAAAACTAAATTACAAACAGATAGCTTATCAACTAGGCTTCAAAAGTAGCACTAGTTTCAGTAAATCATTTAAAAGTTGGACAGGTTATTCACCCATAAAATATCGCAATAATAATTAACATTAAAGAGATTTTTCAAAAAAATAACTATATATAACAAGTATAAATGAATATAGTATTAAAGATATGACTGGAGCAAATATTATAATGAGAAGTTTATCAAATAGACTTAAATATGGATTATCTTTTTGACTTAAAAACCATATCACTGACAATACAACTGATACTACAAGAATAACAATATAAAAAAACATTGCAAAAGAATAGAAACTCATATTTGACCTATATCTACATTAAACCACCGCCTTAAATTCTATAAAAAATATAAAATTCAGCAACTTAAGAAATTATATTCAACCTTCTTAATTCAGAGTGGACAAATATAGGTTTAAATAGGACACATATTAAGATTAATTCTATAGTTTAATTATCTTAATAAAAAAACACCTAAGATAAATGCCTGAAAGCTCTGAGGTACTGCTCTTAACTATAGAACTAACCAAAGTGAGGATCTTGGGATGTCCTCAATAAAGAGAGTATCAAAGCAATTAACTTTCGTACATATCACTTATTAAGTGAAAATTCTCACAAATAAAAAGTTATCTTCCCAAAATTTAATAATGCTTCCTTATTTTAATTACCTTTAAATATAGGCTCATTTTCATTATTCATAATAATTTGTCCTTTTAAATTTAAAGCTTGTCCTAAATAAATATAAAGAATTAATATGGTTATTTAAATTCAAAAAGATATTATATTATTTATTATTATAAATAATTGTATTATTCCTTAACCCTAAACTCATCTAACCAATACTCATCAATATTTTTAAATTTATCCATCCTTTTACCCAAAAACTCTTCTTCCTTAGTAGCTTTACGTATTAGTCCAAGCAACTCATAAGAAGAAGTAAAAACAAAACATGCGTTATTTTCAATGGGATACTTAAATACAACTTTTTGCTTATTAAATATTTTATTCAAGAGCATCATATCTATCTAAACTTTACAATATTATGATTATATTTTCTTCTTATTATTTATTCGGACAATTACAATATATAATAGGACAACTTAGCTTTAGTCACTCTTGTAATCTTGCTAATTTTTTAATACTTAATAACCTTCAATTTTAAGAAAAATAATTAGGTAATCCATTATGTTCACTAACTACGAACCAATAAGTAAAGACAAGCTGGTATAGGCAACTTTCTAGGTGCCTATATCCCTTCTTTTAGCGATTATCTACAATCGCTTAGCATATCATTTTGAGAAGCTATTACTTGAGTTCTAATATCCAACAAACTCAATAAGCTAGGGAAAAGATTATCTTGACTCAATTTATGATTAGACTGTGCACTTAAGCATGCGATCTGCTGCTTATTGTTACTTTTCCATTCATCTGAGAACCACATAAGCATAGGTATATGTGTCTGCTGCACTGGAGCCATCGAATACGGTGCACCATGCAAGTACAAACCATGCTCACCTGTTGATTCTCCATGATCAGATAAGTACCAAAAGCCCGTTTGATATTCAGAATGTTGCTTTAATAGATCTATCACCTGACTTAAGACATGATCAGTATAAACAATAGAATTATCATAACTATTATGTAATTCAGCCAGATCGCATCCTTGAATAGCATTCGTATTACACATTGGTTGAAATGGCTGATAAGGAGATCTAGAGCGTTTGTAATAAGCAGGTCCATGACTCCCTACTTGATGTAAAACAATTAAATGGGATGAGGTATCGTCTTTTTTAATATTTTTTAAATAGTCTTGTAGACTATCAACCAAGATTTCATCAAGACACTCACCACTTTCATCACACCATTTTTGTTTTAATGGTTGTGGGATCTGGTACTGCTCAACACGATCACATGCTCCTTTACAACCAGAATTATTATCAATCCATGTGACTTTGTAGCCTGCTCGTTTTGCAATATCTAGTAATCCTTCACGATGACTAGCTAATTGTTCATCATAATCTTTACGTGTCATTCCTGAAAACATACAAGGAACTGAGACAGCTGTTGCTGTACCACAAGAGCTAACCTGATTAAAATTAATAATATTTAATTTAGATAATTCGGGATTAGTATTTTTTTGGTATCCATTTAATGAAAAACTTTCAGCACGTGCAGTTTCACCTATAACTAAAACCATTAATTTTGGATGCTGAGATGATCCTGTTTTTTGTGCGATATGAGCGTCTTCGCCATAATGAATAAGTGGCAATTTTTCTTTAGGACTTTTACTACGAAAATAAGATAGCGTAGAAGCAATAGTATTTTGTGGCGAAAGCATGCCTTTAAGATCTCGGTGTTCCCGAAATATAGCAGCATAATCAATATAAAAACAAAATAATAAAGCTGCGACTACAATTAAAGAACCTGCAATACTTAAACTTTTCTTTAGCATTCTTTCCCCAAATGTTTCTTTCTCAATTTTTAAAATTTTCAAAACTATCAAGGGAATTATAATAAAGAATATTGCCCATATAATTAGATGCAAGGACCATAAGTCTTTCACTTCTCTAACATCAGTTTGCAACATATTTTGTATCTGATCTGGAGTAATCACTACTCCTAAACTATTAACGAAATAAGAACTTAGTCCACCAACAATAATAAAAACAGCAGCAAATACTTTAGCAGTCCATTTCCAGTTTATTAATTGAAGTAAGAAATTATATGCAGCAACTACAACAATTAAGGTTGCTCCTAAAAACAATATCGACTTCACACCCTGATAAGGGGTAAGCTGATTTATTCTTTTAAAAAAACCAAAATTAAGTATTAAACCCAACCAAATAGCTAGTATTAAATTAAATTTTATTAGAGTAATAGCTTTATTGTTTTGCCTTAGTTTTAAAAAATTAAAAAACATCATTAATCCATCTAAAATTATAAAAATATTTATTGTAGATAGTAAAGCTTAAATGAAAATTAAAAGCAAATTAAAAATATAAAAATTATAATAAATTCAAAATGTTAAGAATAACTTACAATAAAACTATTTATTAATCCATAGACCATTGATTATTTTAGTTTTTATAAATATAAATTTTTAAGAAGATTTTAATTAATAATTCTTAGAATGCAATAACTCTTTATTCGAGCTGAGTTTATGGATAAACAATCACAAGATACTATCTTTCACCTATCTAAAGTTCCTCAAATAACTTTTCTTTTTTGGGTGACCAAAATTTTTGCTACAACATTTGGTGAGACAGGTGGAGATACCTTATCGATGTCTCTAAAATTAGGTTATCTAACAAGTACTTTTATCTTTTCTGCGCTTTTTATTATTCTATTAATATTTCAAATTAAGGCAAAATCCTATAAGCCTTATTTATATTGGTTCACTATTATTGCCAGCACTACGGTAGGTACGACCTTAGCTGATTTTGTTGATAGATCCTTAGGTATAGGATATATCGGTGGTAGTAGCTTATTACTTGGTTTAGTTGGAATATCTTTATTTGGTTGGTACAAGATTGAAGGTAGTGTTTCACCTCATACTGTCAACTATCCTAAAGCGGAAGTTTTTTACTGGTTAACGATTACTTTTACTCAAACTCTTGGTACTGCTTTAGGTGACTGGACGGCTGATACTATGGGCCTTGGGTATAGTGGTGGAATTGCACTTTTTTCAAGCCTTATCCTCATTCTTCTAATTCTTTACAAGTTTACGAACGTTTCAAGAACTTTATTGTTCTGGACCACTTTTATTTTGACTCGCCCTTTAGGTGCGGTAGTTGGTGACTTTCTGGATAAGCCCTTATCAGCGGGCGGACTAGATTTAAGTCGTTTTGCCGCATCTATTGTTATCTTAATTGCTATACTTTTGTGTATTCATTTTAGTAATAAACAACCTTTAAAAATAGCAATTAATAAAAACACTTGATAACGGGCACATAAAATTAGGAAAGAAAAAATTAGGTGTCGGACCCTGCTTTATACCCAGTCGCAACTGGTCGATGAGCAGGGATAAATTGAGTAGAAATCCGTTTAGGTGGGATGAGCTGCCTTTGATAACAAAATGAGCAATTTTTTGCTCACATTTATTTAATTTTATTAGTTTTGAGCATCTTTTTGCTCAATCAGACCATTAATAAGGAACATAGTATGAAATTTGCACGACTAACTAATGAACAATTAACACAAACGCTTATTCCTAAGGGTTTTGTGCCACCCACCCCACCAGAATGTGAAGGCAAAAACATGGTCTATGTTTTTGATAGTGAAGATTCTTTTTATTTAACTTATGATATATTGTTGAGATTATAAGTTAGGCTCGAATGCAGCACCCAATTTGATCTCTGTTTTATGGTCAATTGGAGATTAGTTTTGAAAATAAGTAAACTTTCATCTACTGTTTTTTTAATTACAGTTTGCATATCTATTTATCTTTTTGGTCTTATATTTTTTATATATTCAAATGCAGACTCTAAAACATTAACTATATTAAAAGACGCTTTATCAACGACTTCTGGTTTCTTTGGGGGGATAACTACATTAGTTGCTGCATATATTGCTTCTAGATTATTTAATGATTGGAAAGAACAACATAATTTACAAATAATTGCTCAAGAAGCAAAAGAAGCAAAAGAAGCAAAAGAAGCATTTCAATTATTCCATGTTCAAAGGAATTCTATTCATTTATTTATATATCAATTGGAGGATATTGCAAATAATAACGTTAAAACTAATATTAGTGATAAAAATATTGCAGATAACTTCCAAAATACAATAGTTAATGCATACAATTTGGATAAGGATATTATGAGTTCATTCTGTTTTTTAACAATGGAACAAGATATCTATAACCTCACAATGGAATACTACGAAACTATTCAGAGCATGGATAATTGTCTATCAGCAAGGGGAAATCTAAGCTTTAGTGATACTAGTTTTTTAAACAAAAAAAAATCTGAAGAATATTTGATACTCTTCAATATATTAGAAGAAAAAAATAGAAATATTTTGAATGAATTAAAAAAATTTATCTTTGTAAAATAGATAATTTTATATCATTTAATGAATAGTCCTCATCAGGGGACTTTCATAAAATACCTTTCTTTACGTCACTTTTGATCATATGAGCTATGTATCTATTTCTATGTTACTTATTAACTAAGTATTATTAAGTTTTGTATAAATTTCATTCGTGCAGTTTTCAATATTGGTAATACACTTTCGTAGAAATGGAATAAGATCAATCGCATTATCACCAACTATTATTTTTCTATCTTTAGTAATGTGAATATTTGGTGAGAGCTCACCTCTTTTGTGAATTTCCACATTACCATTAGTAATAGTAAAATCATCAATTGTCTTATCACCAATTTTACAACCAGTCATTTTAAATGTTCCATTTCCTGCACCATGGAATAAGGGAAAATTACCAATAACAACTTTAGCTGAATGTACGGTTACTTCATTTTTTTTAACATCTAAAGCACCATTATGTTTTACGTGATTAGTTAAAGAGCATAAATCAACTAACCAGTTATCATTAATTTTGTAACCCTGTATATTTTCGATAATGGTATAAATGTGAGGAAACTCTACTGGAAGCAATTTAAGATTTTTTTTAACAGATTCATCAAAAGAAACTTTATCTTTCCCGTATGGAAAATAAACTCTATCCTTAGGTTTACTTAAAGAATTGTTAATGTCTTGAGTAGCATATTCCAATGCACTTCTTAGGTTTTCTAATATATTCTTAACTCTCGGCTTGGAAATATTCTGATGTTTTTCAACAGTATTTGTCTCTTCTTTAGCATATTCTATTAAATCCTTGATTTCATGACGGTTCAATTTTCATCCCCTAAATTATTATTTAAACAAATTATATAAATACTATCGTTTTTAATCCAAAATACCAATTTAAATATATTGTCATAGCTGCTGTATATTCATTTTCCAAAAATATACAGCAAATTATAGATTATTATATTGATACTCGATTGGCAATCCAGCCATAGAAAAACTGCTCTTGGCTTGGATTACGTTCACAGATTTCTATGTAACGTTGACCTTGCATGATATTCAGTACTCGAACTAATACCTTCTCTCCTTCTTTACCACGCTTAGCCAGATAGATTTTTAGAGCACCTAAAGTATTAGAGCCATAAACCCCATCAACCTTCAAATCTGCATATCCAGCTTTACCTTGGTTGTTGAGCAAATTCAAAGCACGTTGTAGCAAAGGTTTTGCAAAGTCAGTGCCACAGTTCACACCAGTATCTAAAAGCTCTTCAGCAACTAACGAGCTTATTACATTCACCTGATCAAAACGAGGCGAGATCCAGTATTGTTTCCGATAAATAGACTTGGCGATATCAAGCGGTAAGTCTTTCATGTTGCCCTTAAAACCATTTGTACGTGCTACTGCTTCAGTAATGCCGTACTTTGTTGCCCCTCCTCGATCTGCTGGATTATTTACATACCCGCCTTCACGTTTGATGAGTTCTTCAAGATATTTTTCGATATTCATTTTAGTTTCCTATAGATGTAAAAAAGCCACCCGAAGGTGGCTGTTGATAAAAATTCGTTAATTCAATTGGCTTTTACAAAGCTACACCGCAAATGTCCTTAGCCCCAGTAGGATAAGTAAACTGCAATTTTGACTTATCCGTAACCAATTGCAGACCCACTGTTTTCCCTGTTAAAGCTGAGTTGGCGAAGTGGTCTTGATTGATTACTCCCGTATAGCTCATATATTTTAATTTATTTTCCATAATGAGGTTCGTATAACCATAGTTCATTCCATTAATAATATAACCAACTTGTTTAGTATTCTGGTTTACATAAAGGCCCACTCTTACTTTTCCATCTGCAGGAATTTGTATTGGGTTCGAGTTTCGAGCAGCACTTAAAAAGGTTAAATAACCAGTACCATCAGATTTATAAGTTGTACCAAATGAAGTAATTGAATCACCATTTACAATTCCCGAGTAGTTATTACTCTTCGTAAACATCAAATTTATGGTCAACTCTACTTTATTCTCAGATGAACCTGTAATTAAGAAACCGTATTCATAAAATTGAGAACTAGTGCCAAGATTAATTTTTATATTATTAACATCAAAAATGAATTCCTGAACAAAGATATCTGAGGTGGCAATAGGCTTATCTACCAAGACAACATTATCTGGAGTATCAAAAACATACTGGGTTTTAAACTGGGCATATTTTTTTGAAGCTAAATATAAATCAACATCCTTATTAGAATAGTAGCTTATTAAGTCGGAACCTGATTGATTAGTACCATTTATATTAGCCACTTTCTCTATATAACGATGATTTGTTGCATTTGCGGCTTTCGCGGCTTCTAAAGCTTTTAAGTCTTGTAGGGTTGCATCAAAGCTATATGTACATTCTGCAAAAACACTAGTTACACTACTGAAACCCATTATTGTTGCTAAAATTATCTTTTTCACGGCATTATCCTGTTTTTATTTTGAACATTTAGTATAAACAAGTATCTAAATAATTTGATTAATTCCGACAGATGACAGAAATATAAGTGAGCTATTTAATAATACCGCCCGAAGGCGGTTAACTATTTTGGATATCATCTTTGGCTTTCTTAACTTCTTTGATTACTTCAATAATCGTCTTACCTTCCTGTTTGTTGATAAAATTAAAGGTCCACCGGACTAAAGCCCAACCAGGAATACCGCAAACGAAGAAGAAACCACCGAGCGCCATCATCCCCCAAACATCTGTAATCCATTCATGAAGGCCCCACTTCACAATGATGAATGAACCACCAGCTAAACTTGATACGACGGTACAAATAAGACCGACTGCCCACTCTTGTGGTGAGCGTGGCATACGTGTCATTAATACAACTGCTGCAACTAAGGCGACTGCTAAAGTCACCATAATCGCTGCCCCATAAAATTTTAATAAAGCTGTTAAACCGCTTGTGGAAACTGGTTCCATTTATATCTCCAGAAATAAAAAAACCGCTAGAAAGCGGTAGTTGTTCGTTGTCCAATCCATCATAGGTGCGACAGAAAAAGCACCCGAAGTGGGTGCTCTAAGTTCTTTCAAAGTATTAAAGGGTTTGTAGGATTCTACCTCCATTTATCAATTTAGTTGTCAGTGGCGCTACTCCGACAATTGCAGTGCCGCCTGCTCCTGGCTGGCCTTCAGTTGTGCCATGATAATTCCAGTTCGAGGTACCACTATTTGTAGACTTGGTTCCACGTTGTCCCCAGCCACCGCCATCACCAGATAAAGGTGATACATAACGGTCGCTATTTGGAGTTCGATAACCTTTCCCTGGTGTTACTGCATCAGCATCGGTAACTTTTACAACTAATAAATAGCCACCGTTCAAATACCAGCGCCAATCCTGAGTATCATTGTAAATTGGTTGCCCTGTCATAACCCGTCCAAATGGTGCGCCAGCTCCTCCAGGAACACCCTGTACTCCATAGCCAAGTTCAGTGTAGATACCACTCGGTGTAGCCCCGCCTCCAGAACCACCTCTAGCTAAAGTGCCTCCGTCAATAATTAGATTCAATTTGCTGTGCCGGTTCATTAAACCGGGTGCGCCTTGAAAACCATCACGACGTGTTTTTGCAAAGTTATAATCGGGATCACTAGACCACGCACCGAATGCAAGATGAGGTAAACCTCCATCACCCCCGCGCCCAACCACTGAACCTTTAATCGTAAGATTTACAGTAAGACCAGGAGGAAACTCTCCTGTATCAATCGCTGGCAGTTCTTGGGCGGCAGGTACAATAAACTCCTGTTTTGCTGGACTAGAATTGTGGTCGAACTTATACACCATTCGTGTTTCTGGTCGAAGTGAACTAGAGCTCGAAACCAAAGCACCGGCTTCAACGATAAAGCTAATTTCTCCAGAGGTTGGCAAGTCACCTCTTTGCATCTGATATAACCGCGCCAGATTAATATCTAACTGGTCGTATCGAATGTAAATCGGAGAATCATCGACTGGTACATCAATAAAATCTTTATCGTTGAGGTAATACCGAACATCATAATTCACCGCAGTAATCGTATTTGAGAACTTATCCACTGGGTCTTTCTTAGCGACAACGTAAGGTAAGGAGTCCTTTGTATCGTCATTAACAACCGTATAGATAGTATTAATAAAATCATCTGGACTTAGTTTTAAAGCCCCGTTGGGCAACCGTCCTAAAACTACTTTGTTCTTAGCAGATCCGGCAGTAATAGGAAGTAGATCAACGGTACCATCTCCCATTTGCAAATAAATCACGTAGCTCTTACCAGCGATGAAATCTACATCATGGCTTAGAGTTAGAATTAAGCCCTCTTGTTTCACCACATCACCACTTTGATGAACGCCATTGCGGTAATCCGCTACAGCAATACGGTCACGTAAAACCAGTAATTCCGATTCTGGCGCTGCATCAAAAGTGATTGATTTGCGCTGAAAGCGGAGCTTGTTCCAAAGCCGGTACGCATTAAAACGAGCTTGCCATTTGTTACGCACACCAACAGATTTAACTTCTTTGGGATTCTTGGATCCCTTATCCGGCAAATAAATATTGATACGACTATCATCGGTCGGATCCGTATATTCATAGATCACCCCATCATAGTCGTCCATCATGCCTAGCGTTAGATCATGCTTATAACTATCCGGAATGATATTCCTGAAGTTAAACAGTAATACCGAGTTATCTGTTGGTCGTTCAAAGTAGATCTTTAGCTTGTTGTTCTGTCGATATGCCGTACAAAAAACAGCATCACAAAGGTTGGTGACCAGCTCTTCAAATGAAAGATTAGTGTCATCAATGGTTGTACAGAACTCAGCAGCTAAAGGCGTACCGAAGTAATCGACAATATCGTTATAAGTACGATAGATGTTTTCAATATCAATCTCATCGATCGTACGGCGGCCAATCTTGTCATCGAGCGCCATTGAAACCAAAGCATCTGCAAAGCTTGAAGTTGGGAACAACTCTGCTGTCATCGCTCCATTTTTGTATGTTGGCAACATCCGCTGAAGATCGAAATTGATCTTGCGCGACTTAACAGATAAGGCTCCAGTCGTTGCATATGTACGTGCACGGAAAACCGTTTCATGTTCATACATCGTGCTTTGTAATGGATAAGCACCGTAGAGTGCTTGCCACTTCACTTCATCAACTACAGTTGTCACTGCTGGAGTTGGTGTTAATCGGCGAGCACGTACGCTACAGCGCCCTTGAAATGTGACCATATCCAGCGTTGCACCGACAGTTTGCCGTGACTTAGCTGAACCCTTGAGAATGATCTGTTTTAGCATTGGGTTGCCAATAGCTGCACCAGACTCATTCACTGGAGTTACTTCAACTTCAATTGTGACATTTACAGCCGCCTGATTACCTCCTGAAGAGACGGTATAAAGCCCATTGTTCGCCACAAAGTTAAAGATGACACGACTACGTTCAATGTTGTCCAGAATGAATGGACCAATCCACTTCTCGCCAATAGATGAAAGCTTTGGAGATAAAGCACCAGTTTGCTGATTAGTGAGCTCTTTTAGCTTTAGCCAATTCGGATTTACTGCTGCCGGATTTGATAAGGCCATTCGGTCATCAGCAACGGATAAGACGCTGTACGTACCATTTAAATCGTATGTTTGCCCATTATAAGTAAAAGAAGCATTAGTAATTTCAACTCGGTCATTGCTGACAAACTTAGTCGTTAAATCAGTATTGTTTGCGGCTGCTCGCAGGATCTCGTTTGGATATGCAAATTGAAGATAATTTGTGCCCTCTAGACTTTGAGTATCGGCTGGCCGCAATATCTGACCATTCACTGAGTTTTGATGCTGAACAGTTAAAGGCGGTGTAGTAATTTCGCTACCGAGCGAAAAATAAGGCTGTCCGGATACTATATCGACACCTGGTCGAAAGACCTCGACCGATGCACCTGCAATATCAACAATATTGGTTTCACCATCGTAAGCGCCTTTAATATGATAGTGACCACGCCCAATACAACCAACAAGATGTTCAACTTCAACATTGTTTTCATAGACTTTGTAAGGAACTGCAATTAAGTCAGGCGTATCCCAAGCAGCCCCGTAAATATCAGCAATACGGCCATTCACCCGCATTTTGTTTTCGCGATTTGAAAGTTCGTTATTTGCAGATGAGGATTGATTGTTATTCTGAGTAGTTTGGGCAATTGACGGCGCGGGCATTAGAAATGCGATCGCCACACTTAAAACAATAGAGACGATAGCAGCAATAAGCGCAGGCATACCTTTCGGATTTTCAATCACAATGAAAGTGCCTGGTAAGAAATCAAGCTGCTTTAGGTCGTGAGCATTCTTAGGTGTAACTTCATTGGCAAAAGAGATCTCCGCATGATCCATATTGCTTGAAGTATGAAAAATACGAACATGCTCAGGTAAGTATTCATATTTTGAAGTAAGCCATTGCCCGATAGTTTCAGCTTGTTCAATTGTCTTCTCTTCAGACAAAGGATCCTGTTTATAAATAATCTTAATCATAGTAACCGACCCGACTAAACCCCATTGCTTTAATTACGTCTTCAGCTAAATAAGTGACTCCGCTCTCCATTAGGTGTAAAACCTTCTGCCCACGAAAAAGCCCCACATGTGGGGGCTTATTTCGTTGTCTTGGATGGAAGGCGACTATGCAGCCTTCCTTGGGCATGGGCAGCGGATTTAAGAGTTTTAATCGTGAGACTTTAAACTCGATATGGCCTTTAGGTTTCATGAACAAATCTAAAGCTTCACTCCGGTCTACGCCATATAGATCTAAAGCAGCTTCATGTGCAAAGTGAACACAGTTGTAGTGTTCTTCGTCGTATTGCTTATCAAGTAAATGATCATGACTTTTCATACAGCCCCCTTCAGCCCACTAAATCTATCTAGCGAGAAAATGTCACCAGTTTTGGAAGTATTTAAACGAGGTGATTCAGCTTTAAATGTCACAGCTTTATGGTTCATTGAAACACCTGCAAGTTGAAGGCCTAGCAAATAATGAATTGGTGTATTCAAGTTATCTGAACTATAAAGACGGTAATTAACAGTAGGTTTCACATCCGCAAATTGGCCTTCCAGCACTCGCTCAAACTCATCCGGCAATATATCGCCAAGACCTGAAACTGAGACGGTTAAAGTCTGGTCCAGATCACCTAACATTCCGGATCTTTGAATCGTTAATGGTAAATATTCATAGTAGAACTGGCCTGATCCTTCTTTATGTTGTACATAGACCCCTCGATCATCATTACGAACAACCCGATAAGTATTTAGAAAAGATGGATGTGATAACTCAATACACTCCAGTTGATAAATATCAACTTTACGATTGAGAAAGAACTTGGCGTATTCGTTATCCATTACACCACCCAATCACTAATAAGTGCCTGATCAGCAGTAGCGTTTGGTTGGTTTTGGATAACCTCTAATTGAGCAGTTACCCGGTAAAGGTTTCCATTCACTTCATTAGTTTTGAATGAGTTGGGAATGAAGTTACATTGGTATTGCTGGCGCGTTCCCTGGTCAATCACCAGATCCGCATAAAATGATGCTGGCTTGCTTTGGTAAACACGCCAGAAAGCCATCATTTTATTGAAATCGGTTTTACTTAAATTCCAGTTCACATCAACAATGTGGCTATTACGCTTCACATCGATGTAATAGCGTCCACGCCCTCCATCCATTTGCTGACGCTTTACATCATCACCTGGTGTTACGCCATAGCCATTTGTTTGAGGATTTAGCTTTAACTTGTACATAACTTTCCTTCAGGCAATAAAAAACCGCCCCAGGGGCGGTACCAAAAGATAAAAACTATCTATCTACAGAATAGCCATGCTAAACCGCCTATTGCACTTATCAAAATTGATATAGCTACAATAAGCACAGCATAGCTTTGTATTTTTCCTGCATAATCAGCACCAGATTCGCTCATTTTTCCATCTACCTTTAATTGTGATTTTGATGTATGATTTGTCATATAGAGATTTCTCCTTAACTTTCGCTGGTTGAGTTGAATTGAAAACCTCAGTGCGCCAACACTGGGGTTTTTGCTTTTCTGATCATAGAAAATATAGTTCGGAATTTCCTCCGGCCCGGTTTCCATGAAATTAAAAAGAGCCACCCTTGGGCAGCTCTTTTATTGTATGTAGCTTCTAAGATTGAAAAAAGATAAGTAGGTACTGTGGTGTCAACAGCTCTCCTGTCCTTATACCTTTAACTTTAAAAGGTTTTAGTTACACATCATTAACATTATCCTCTCTTATACGTGTGCTTCTAAATTAACGGTTCCGTCTTGTAGTCGTATTCTCAGTCAGAGAGCGGCTAATTAAAGAGTTTGGATTTTTAATATCCTCGCTTACTAATCTTGGTACCGCTTTTGGAAGTTGTTTATCCAGCTCTTCTTTCACGATAATCCGCACAGTTTTTTCATCCAGTTGTTCTGCTTCAACTGTTGCACCATTTACCTGATTCACAACTTCAATTTTAAAGTTGATAGTCGATGAAGCCGGTTCAAACGAAGTCATAACATCAGATTGAGGACGACCAGCCTGACCTAAGGTAAAGTCCTGGACATCATCAATATTTGAACGATCCTGAACTAAACCATTTGATGAGAAGTAAACTTTTCCATCATGGAATAGATCTGAGTTTGCAGAGGTAGTTGGATTAGTAGCACTTGCATTGCCTCTATAGATAATCTGATCATCTTGATAAGGCTGATTAAAGATGTTCGAGATATCTCTACTTTGGTTAAATGCTTGTGAACTCTGATTAGCTCGGTTCATGATGTTTTCAAAAGTAGAATTGCTTTGAGAATTGTTAGTTATGTTCTGAACATCTCCTAATTTTGACACTGTACTATTGCTTGGCTTGAGGGCTTTAATAATAGTCTGATCATCTCGAGTAGATTGATTAAAAATATTCGAGATACTTTGACTATCATTAAAAGCTTTTGAGCTTAAGAAAGAACGATTAAAGACATTCTCTGTAGAAGTGTTGTTTTGAGCATGGTTATTGATAAATGCTTCTGGGCCTGAGCTCTTACGCATACTCTCGACTAAACCGACACCACCCCAACGGCGGATGTCATCCTGTGACCAGACCACCTCGCCTTTATGCACAGCACCGGCAACTTGGTATTTTCCACCTGCTCCTGTGTAACCACCATCCGCAAAGCCTTGATCCTTAATTGCCCGGATATTTGCAATAATGCTAGCACCCTGCGCAACCGCCCCAGCAATCAGAGGTAAGTTGTAAGGAAAACCAACCTTTGCAGCTGCTGCAATATTTTGCTGAATGGCAATACCTGCGGCTGCAATTGCATAAGCCTTATCCGCAGCAAACATAAGCTTGTACGCTTTGGATTGCTCACCAAACATAGAACCGAACATAGATGTGACTGAACCCATCATTTGCCCACCAAGAGCTATTTGGGTGTTCAGTCGGTCCTGTTGATATTTGTCTTCAATATCTTTAGCGTTTTGAGCATATTCAGTACCAATCTGAGTGCGTTGATCTTGAGCAGCTTGAATGATTGCAGTCTTCTGGTTTTCGAAATCTTGCTGACTAATAAGCTGCTGCTCAAACTGAGCATTGAGTGTTTCTAATGAGTTTTGTTCATTTAAGTTCACCACTCCTTTTTGACTATCAAAAAAATTTGTCGCGGAGCTCATACGACTAGATCGCTCCTGATCCTGTCTATAAAACTCACTAGTGCCATTCATATCAGCTTGAACGCCACCCCATGTTTGTCCAGCTTTTGTCGCCCGATCAAGTGTTTCAAGCTGCTCTTGTGATTTAGATAAAGCAATTCGCTTTCTTCTTTCTTCCTCATCCTTTACAGTTTTTTGGATTTCAAGGCGCTCTAATCTGTAACGTTCTTGCATTGCTTCTGTTTCAGATAACAGAAAAATACGAGCCTGAAATAAACGCTGTTCTTGAGCTAATTTTACTAATGCAATCTCTTGTTTTAATTGTTGAGCTAAAAGATTAACTGCTTCCTTCCGCTGTTCTTTCGTCAACTCAAGATCATGCTCAGCTTCAAATTGACGCTTCGCAAAACTATCACTTAAAAGCTTTTCTTCAGTCTTATTGAAGTCCCTGAATGAATCAAGCTTAGTTTTTGTTGCTTGCTCAGCAATTGCAATATCATTATCTGCACGTGCTTGCAGCTCTGCTTTAATTTCAGTTTTACGCTCAGGGCTAAAATTAGCCTTATCAACGTCCTCTAACTTTGTAGCTAGATCACTCCTAATTTTGGTAACTTGATTAGCAACATCATTTTCTAATTTAAGCCGAAGATTAGCTTGCTCTTCAGCCATTTTGGCTGAATCATCAAGACGTTTATCGAAGTCCTTTGAAAAGATATCACCAGTTTTATAACCATTCTTTCCTGCAGCATATGACTTTACATTCGCAAGATAATTAGTAGTTTCCTTGAAACCGTATGCTTTCCCATTTTTTACATTATCAGGACCTGCGTTGTAAGCCATAATGGCCTTATCAACGTCACCACCAAACTGCTTGAGAAGATCTGAAACAAACTTAATCATTCCATTAATGCTTGATTCTTCACTTTTAACATCCACGCCATATTGTTTAGCAGTTCCTGGCATAAACTGTGCTAAACCTTGTGCGCCAACGGGTGATGTCAGCAACTTTCCTTTTCTATAAGTATCTCCCCTACTTTCCTGCATAATCATGCCCTCAATCAGACCTTGAGGGATACCTGCTGCTGCTGCCTTTCCAGAAATATTATATTTACTAGATAAAGCCTGAACTTTAGCATTTACTGATAGTACTTTTTGCTGTTTAGATAGCTCACTCGTAGTTTCCTTTAATGCTTTATTCTTAGCATCGATTACTTTTTTATTTTCCTCATCAATAGCTAAAGCTTTTAAGCCTCTCTGATACAACTCATTCGTGATATCAACCCCTTCTTTTCGCGCCCAATTTGCAGTTTCTACCATTTGTTTTACTTGGTCAGGGGAATACCCTTTAGCAAGTAATCCTTTAGTAAGATATGCATCAAACTCACGATCAAAAAGAGAATCAGCATACTTCTTTTGTGCATTTTTAGCAGCTAAAGCAGCCCTCTCATTCTCATTCAAGGACTTAGTGTTTTTATCAACGCCAACAATAGCATTCTCAGCCTTATTTCCTGCAAGTGTTACCTCAATACCAAACAGGCTATATGTTTGTTTTGTCTTAGCTGCTGTTTCAGCTGCTTCATCATAAGCATTCACTTGCTTAAGCAATGCATCCCGCAAATCGGACGGAATTTTTTGATTCTTTAATTGCTCAATCGCTTCAGTATAAGAAATGGTGCCAAGCCGTGCTTTATTTGAAATTTCAGCAACTTTAGCATTGCCCACCGCATAGTTCTGGATATTGATCAATGCTGACCCGACCGCCAATTCTTGCCGCTCTAACGCCTTGTTTTGATCTTCAATTGTCGCTGCTAAATCACCTAATTTTTCCTTACGTTGTTCATCATTAAGGGCTTTAATTTCTTCCTTAGTCAACTTTGCAGCTTCAGCTTGCTCTTTTAACTTGGCTGTAGCTTCTGCAGACTTACTAGAGAAATACATATAAGTAGCGGCCAATGCAGTCACCCCTAAAGTGATTGCTCCGATTGGACCACCAATCAATCCCCATGCACCGCTCACTAATCCTGCCATTGAAGCACTTTTATCTTGGGCTAAAGTAACGGCCTTCGTTGCGTTCTCAACATTTTTGGCTGCAAGTACATATCTGGCACTCGCTGCACTTGCTCCAAATTTGGCTTGAGTTTCGGCATTTGTTGCTCGTACATTAACTAAATGCGCTTCCGCTTCAGCCAGTGCTGCTTTTGCACTTTCTATCGACTTTTGCTTTTGCAATTGTGATGCAGCATTGTCAGCTACCAATGAACCTACTTTGGTATTTAAAGCCGATACTTGTGTTGCGATTGCTTTGGTAAGTAGTGCCGTACCACCCAAAATAGCGACATAAGAAATTGATTCTAAATTTTCAGCTAAAACCTTAATTGAACCAGATAAAACATTAGCTGCACCACTTCCTTGACTAGCCTCACCAACAAATTTAGTAATCTCATTACTTAGAAGAGTTAATGATTGGCTGATAGTAATATCTGTTTTACCAAATAATGCATCTACATCAGACTCTACATTTCTAAGTGCTTTTACAATTTCTTGTGATGTAATTTTTCCTTCAGCTGCAACTGAACGCAACTCTCCTACTGTAATTCCCATACCCTGAGCAATAGCTTTTGCTAAAGCGGGAGTTTGTTCCATTACAGAGTTCAGTTCCTCACCACGTAAGGTACCACTCGCTAAGGCTTGCCCGAACTGCATCAATGAAGCATCAGCTGCTTCAGCAGTTGCCCCACTAATCGCCACTGCTTTAGAAACTGTTTCTGTTAAACGGGCAGTATCGTCCATTGTTAAATTTAAAGTTTTGGAATTATCACTAAAGCGCTGGTACACCTGTAAAACTGAATCCCAAGTTGAATAAGTTTTTTGAGCAATCTGGAAAGTATCTTCAGTCGCTTTATTCAGTTCAGCCTGACTGTTAGTTACTAACTTCAGTCTGTTTTGTAACCCTGTATAGGCATCAATTTTAGTAATGGCAGCATTAATCGTAACTAAGCCTGCCATATATCCAGCCAGAGCTTTAATTGAGGTGCCGAATAAATTAGCCGCTTTTTCCTGTTTATCCAGCTCATTGGTTGTAGCTTTAATTTCTTGAGCAAATTTATGATTTTGTTGAGTTGCTTGTTTAGTCACTTCAACCGTTTTTTGAACTGAAGTATTGGCATTGTTAACTGTGGTATTAAAGTTTTGAACAATGTTATTGGTAACAGAAAGCTGTTTCCCCATATCTTGTGATGTTTTAGATGCAGTATCACCTCGATCGGTAAATTTTGACAATTCTTCTGCCAAGGCTTTGACATTACGTTCAGCATTTTGCGAATCAATAACAATGACTAGACGGGATTCTTGAGCCATTTTTACTTTTCTCCAGGCAATAAAAAACCCGCTTTCGCGGGTTTCTTTAAATTAGGGGGTAAGCTAGATTTTACTTAGCAGTTTTCACTTGATCTTTAAATCGCTTTAATGCGTGATAAGCCTTGCTATCCTTTGTACCATCAATAATCGGGTTTTCAATTAAGCCCTTACTTGTATTCACACGAATCCAAGCTCTTTTTGAACTAATAATTTTATCCACTACGGATAAATCAGTAACGAACACTTTGCTAGATTCTAATAAAGTGCCAGTTGAAAAATCCGTTAAAGTATTTTCTCTTAATTTAATTATTTCACCATCTATATTCAAATCGACTGAATTTATAGAAACAATTGTATTTATAACTGAAATCTTTAAGCCAACAAGATTAGGGTTATTACTTGACCAAATTGCACCAATTAATGGGCAGGCCATTTGATCACAAGCAACACTATGCCCATCAATAAAAACTCTTTTTGAACCATCAAATCCACTTGAAGAAACTTTTGGGGCAGATCCTGTCGTAGTAGCACACCCGACTAATCCAAGACTTAATAAGCTTGCAGCCAATATTTTCTTCATGTATTTCACCATTTGTTATAAAGTGTACTAACTCTAACAAACTGGTTACTAAATGTCACATTGAGAAAAACCACCCGAAGGCGGTTCATTTATTTGAATAAATTTATCAACATATCGGCCATATCAAATGTATTCATACCTTTGACGAAATATAAAAATAAAATTATTAGAAATATTGCACCTAGTGACAATGTTGCCTTTTTACTCATTAGAATCCTTTAATAAAATTTTCAAGTTTAGAAAACAAATTATTAAAGTCTTAAGTGACAAAAATCAACCACAATTAACGACAAAAGTTTTTTTATAGAAGTTAATTACAGCCTCAAAATCTCTTAATAGAGTTTCCTCTGTGTAGAGATTCGGTGAAAGCTTGAGTAGAGCTGGCATGTACTGTTTTTTGTAGACATCAGGATAGGTGTTACACAATATCTTCCGCTTCTGTTGAAGTGGAACATTTTGATTATTTAGATCGTCGAGCATCTTTCCTATTTGTTGATCTGCGCTCATGAATTGCGCTTCAACTGAAGGAGGCAGTGTCTTAGTTTCCACTTGTTTAGTGCAGCTCACTAAAGTTAAAGAGATCACCAAACAAGAAGATAAAATAGTTGAATTTCTCATCTTCCGTACTTTCTCTTTTTTAGACGATCATACAGCGCAATTACTTCAATAAAACCATGAACAGCAATAAGCAATGGTAAAACAACTACTCCCCAACGGAGTGTTTCAAAGTTTCTTAATATAAGTTCATATAAAGGATAAGTATTCAGGATTTGAAGGTTTGCAAGCCACTTTAAAAATGGAAAGAAAAGAAAGACCACTGCAACCATCAATACGAGATAAACCATCATTAAATAGAATACTCTTGGAAATTCTTCAAAGAGGTCATTTATCGCCCACAACTTATCTATAAGTTTTTCAAACATACTTTCCCCAATCAAATATAAAGTTATTAAAATTAATTATTTATAAATTCAATTTTACACAAAATGAACGGATAGGAAAATAGAAAGCAAATTACATCCATTTTTTTTCAGGAATCGTATATAACAAGGTTTGAAAATTTAAAGCATCTAAACCAATTTTTTCAACATAGCCACTAAATGCAAAATCATCGGATAGAAGTACAACTTTATTCTGTAAAAGTTTAAGTAAACCTATATCCGTCAAACCATACTTAATGAATTTTTCATGAGTAACAATGGTATTTGATGGACAATGTAACTCATGAAATGAATCTAACTCAATTACTTGTTTTAAAGCAACAAAAGCATTCACTTCCACTTCACCAGTCAATCCTTTTGTCATTAATCCATTTGTTTCAGCAAGCACATGCGAGCTCACATAAATATTTTTGCAAGAATTAATTATATAAAAAAGTAACTTATAACTTTTTTCATTGTATAAAGATTTAAGCTTTTTATGAGTAGCTATTCTTCTGGGATCAACTAACCCAATAATTAAAAGTACAAGCAAATTTGCATCCAAAAGAACGCCATTTACTTGCATCTGTTTTATTAATTTATCAATTTGGCACATTTTTAATTGATAAAACCTCACCATTAGATTTTCTAATTTTAACTGTTTTATATGTTCGACTGTTGGCGTTCATTGCTGCTGCAATGGCCAAAAGACCATTGGAGTTATCTGTTTCTGTATTACCTCTTTGAGTAAAACTCATGGTAATTTTAAATATAGAGGAATCCTCCATGTCTACCTCTTCTAATCGAATTAATGAAACATCTTTATTAAAAAGGCTTGCCAATGTAGATTGTGCAAGAGTAATAGCGTCATGAACGTCCATGGAATCTACCTATTAATGAATTACACTTATTAAAACTTAAAACGTTAAGATTTTGAAGTTAATAAATGATTCTCTAAGAAATATCTTTTTAAAATCATTTTATCTTAAATCTCAAAAGAAAAAGCCCTATAAGACAGGCTATTTCTTTGATTTTTGGATCACTGACTTATGAGCCTCTTCAATAAATAGGTTATCCAGGGCAAAAATACAGTCACTGAAGATATGAGCATCAACTGGCATATCATTATGCTCAGCATAGACATTGATTGCCTGCTGATCTAAAGATAATGGAATGCCCTGCTCATATCGTCTAGATCTGATAATCGTGTAAAAGGCTGCAAGAATTGAGTCAGCTGCATAAGAATATTCTGGAGGATCTGGGATATGCCCACCTAAGAACTTTATTTGTTCGATTTCGTGCGGCGTTTTTGACGCATAGGTCTTTTTGTACTTGTAGAGTTCGATGACTTTCCCAAAATCGTCGCCTTATCTTTGTCAGCCTCTTCCTGGATCTTCTGGGCTTGCTCTTTAACGAACGACCAGATCAATAAACCAATATCACCAAGGTTAAGCAGCTTAGATGCATTTTCAGGCGTGTAAGGTTGATCAATTTCAACTGTTACACCATCTACCACTTCTGCAAAAACAACATCCTTCCAGTCTTCAATTAAATGCGCTCCAGCAGCATCCAACAAAAGCTCATGGTAAAGCTTTCCGTTCTCATCTTTTACCATCACATCATAGCCTTTAGATGAGATCTGATTGCCTGCCTTTTCTAACGCAACTTGAAACGGCTTATAACCAATCCCACGAATTTTAAACTCAGCCTGTCCATCTACGGTTTCAAATACGCACCACTTAGATACTTCTGAGCTTCGAACAATTCCGACTTTTAAAGCCATACCTACCTCTGAAATTTAGGAAATAAAAAAGCCCATGGGATTCCATAGGCTTTAAGGTTTATTAATTTGAATTACACAAGCGCTCGTACAATCGTCGGAGCTGTACGGACTTGAGCAAAGTTGATATCTAAAGTGATGATGTCATCACCACCACCGTCTGGGTGGTTGGCTTCCATGACTTCAAGCTGCGGGAAGTTGAACGAGTACTTACTTCCTTTGCTGTCTTTAATATCGAAAGTCAGCGTAAACACATCACGGGTTTTGATTGCATCAATCCAACCTGCAGCTGTGGCCGAGAACATGAATGAAGCATTCGCTTCAATATCCATCATCTTCTCTAAATAGAACTCTGGTGTGTATTTACCAGAACCGATACAGCGGATTGCTTCCAGATTATTGTTAAGTGAAAGCGTGAGTGACTGCATACACGCCTTACCTTGAATCGATTGACCATTCACAAGCAAGTTTTCAACGTTTGGCATGCTGACAAGTGGGCGGCTTGATGCAGCTACTGGATTGGTAACTGGGTTTACTTGCTGACGAGTAAATGAATTACCAACCAAGCCAAAGTTACCAGTAATCTTTCCTGTGGTCTGAATGGTGATTTCACCCGTATTTACCTGAACACCACGGTAAATAAAGACCTGACCAACATCTTCAAAGACTTTAACCAGGGTAAAAGATTTACGAACTGTGCCTCCAAAGCTTAAAGCGTTGGCTGCCCAGTTGTTAAATGCAAGAGCACTTAAAAATAGATCGAATGTTCCTACAGATAATTCAAACTCTAACTGACCAGCTACTTCAGCTTCAGTGACTACACCACCTTGTCGGAATCGTGAATCTACAACTTCACTACTTTCTTCTGTAGAGACGTTTTCTGATAATCCGTCACTCACACGGCGAACGACGTACCAGATTGGATTAGCTGGGGTTGTTCCCAGTACTGCTTCTTCACAAGCATATAATCGAATTTTTGCGCCTGAACTCATTTATAGTCCTCCAAAATTTAGGCATAAAAAAACCCGCTTCATCAGCGGGTCGTTTAAAAAATGGGTGTAAAAAAACCGCTAATTAAGCGGTCCTTTAAAGAGTTTCATCAGGGTTTGAGGATTCAGGCGGTTCTATACCATTTAGTGCCGCAGAAACTGCTTCAGATAAGTTGGTAGGCTGAAACTCGACGGGTGTTTCACTTGGTGGCTCTTCAGGTTCTGGCTCAGGTTCTTCATGCAAGCGAATATCAATCCAGCGACTCTCAGGAATATCTACTGGATTATCAAAATCAGGAACAATTGAAGCAGTTTCAATATCGAACTTTTTCTTGTAGGTTTTTACTGAAATGTCGCCATCTTCAAGCTGCTCATAAGACACTGCTACAACTACATTGCCGTTAGCATCCTTAGGCATTTCGATATACCAGCCTTCTTTGGCAAAGCCTAGGGAGTCTTTAATCAGATAGTCACCAACATCTATCTTTTCAAAACTAATCGGCTGTTTTGAAGCATCTTCATTCAGTTCAAGTGAATCAGAAAACAGTCTGGCAATCGGTGATGCTGCTTTATAAACCCCGTTTGAATCGACAGTAAAGCCTTTGGAACTAAGTTCTCCAGTAGTATCTACAGTTACCAACTTACCGCTCATTGCGCTATTAGCTGTGGTAAAAACAATTGGATTTTTGCTGGTATAAACGATTTGTTCTGTTTTACTTAGAGTGCTTGTTGCAGGGTTAAAACTCCATGCAATTACGGCCATGTTATTGGCACGGGTTGAGGTGTAATACGGTAAGAATAACTCCGTTCCAGTAAGTCCTCCTCGTGTGATCACCATCGAGGGTGCATAACCAGCAATGTAAGGATTGGTATAAATACTTCCTGGTGCATTCTTAAAACGAGTCCTTTGGCCTCCTGCTTTATAACCGATATCAATATCATTTTCAGTTTCTGATCTTGGAGTACCTCCGTACCCAAAGTCAGATAAACCATATGGGCTATAAACTGCAACACTACCGTTTTCTGCTCCAATATCTTTTGTTGCCGCTGTACCTAAGCCTGTAACCTGACTAAAGTCTGGTGTTAGGTTTGGAATACCAGCGGCAAAAGGCAACATAAACTGCCGCTTCCCTTGAGCAGAATTATATTGGAATGGCCGATGATCCCATGAGTATTTAAAAACTAGATTTGCCATTATGCAGTTACTCCATCAATGACTTGGAATATCAAAGTTTCAGTATGTTGGATTACTCCACCTACAACTGCTTTGATATCCATCTGACATAAACCTAAAGGCCAAGCTGTAGTAGTTGCACTCGACTTCACGTTCAACCAGCCTTTCTGGGTCGCTTGGCTCAGAGCAGCGCAAGTTAATGTTGCAACGGCGGTACCATCCAAAGTTTTGACCTGAGATGTAAATGTATAACCCGTTAAATCAATTGCTCGCCGTACATCATTAGCTGGGTATTGCAGCGCATCATCGACATCGACCAACTGCAAGTTTAAGTTAAATGTGTCACCACGCTTAAAAACATGATTGCTCATAAGTGATTCCTATAGACATAAAAAAACCACCGATGAGGTGGTAGTGAGTAAAATGCAAAAACCGCCCTAAGGCGGTATGATCTTGTTGTTTAATTAGATCTGATTCTTTCTGCACTCTTCTTTGCGTGCTTCAATTTCTTTATTGGTGAATTTTTTTCCACAAGTAGAACATTTCCATAGATGATCACCTTTAAAACTATGGCAAACAGTTTCTACTTGGTCATGGTGGCAATTCACATCCTCTTCTTCGTCATACAAAGCAAAAGGCTCAAAACCTGTCATATCAATTCACCGTAAATCCTATGGTTACATTGTATTGCACAAAATCAGCATCTTTTCCAGCTTTAATCGATTGCCCACTCAAACACTCCAAATCATCAAAAGAATAATGTTCAAAATGTGCCAATAAAGTATCACCGAGAATAGTTAAAGCCTTTTCTCCAGTATGAAGTCGATCAAAACACTGGACCATGATGTTACCAGTACGACGGGTACAAGGTTTGCCTGCTATGCCAGAAGTAAAACTCTGACCTCCAGCAATCGTAAGATTACACCACAAGCCTTCCTTTGGAACCGTAAAGCCTGGCGCATTAGGATATTGGATTCGGTTCTGAGCAATACCAGTAAAACTTTGCATGCGATCGATAATTGCTTGCCTTGTCTGCTCTAATGTCATTGCCATATTAGCTACCGTACTTTTGAGAAATATAGGTAAATGTAGTGTTGTAAATACCTTGTGGCGCTTGATCAGACCAACCATTTTCTAAGCGTTCAGCATATGGTTTATTGTTTTGTATGTAGACCAAATTACCCAACTTAAACTTAATTGCTTGAATAGCTGCATCCTGCACTGCATTTGTTTCAGGTCCACGCACACCATAGTCAACAGATCCAATTGAAACAATATGAGAAGAACGATAAGCACCAGTATCAACTGGACTTGAAACAACTAATGATTGAACTGTATCCATTGTGATTTTCTTTACCTGGTCTTCTGCTGTTTTAGCCACCTCAAAACTAAAATCAGTTGGCTTTTTCCCCTTCCACCCCATGCTCTACCTCACTTGCTTCGTACATTTCAAATAGGTCTTGTGCGATTGACTGAATTGAATACGCTTCAAATTTAACACTTGGCTCGCGTTCACCCATTCTTCGTTTTACTATTTGCCAGACATGAACAGCCTCGTGTAAAAGCAGTCCATAAACTTGTAATTTGTCCTTATCCCCCTTATCACCAATTTGGACGATTGCATAAGCTCCATCAGAAAAGGAACTAACTTGAGCATCTGCACCCATATCTAAAAATTGATCAGCTTTATCCATGTCCTCGAATAACAGATTCATGTGTAGCTGATTTCTGGCGAGAGTATATTTGACATGTTGAAACGGTGAGGTGTACCACTCAGGCACATAGTCTGTATTAACCATGATCCATCCTTTTCAGCTTAGCAAAGGCGTTTCAGTAGCCTCTCTGCCGTCAAATGAATTATGAACAAAAATGCCATCCACATATTTGGGATGGCATTCGCAGTGAAAAAATGAATGAGGTTTTAAATCACCATCAGGTACAACCTGAACGCTGTCATAGACCTCATGTGCAGTCCACGTCATATTCACTCCATTAAAAAACCCACCGAAGTGGGATATTTTTAAACTTTGAATTTTTTGGCTAATATTTTGGATGATTCCAGATGTTGCTTAACTAAATCTAATTTCATATGAACCTGATCATAATATCGGCCAAACTCAATACTGAAATCGCCATAGCAATTAATTTGCCGTTTTTCAAAACTCATTAATGCAGTGTAGAAATCAGAGCTAACTTCTTCCATAATTTTCAATATTTGTTCTATCGATTTGATAAATTCATCATCTAAGTCTAGATTGTAAAAATCTTTTAATGAAATTTTTATCTCACTAGCCTTTTCGTTTAACTCAGCAACCAAAGAAATATAGCTCTCTAAATTTTGTTTATTTAAAAAATTAATATTTAATAATTTCCAAAAAACATTGAAAGTTTCTGAAATTAAATACTGAGTCTCTTTAATTACTGCTTTACTTAAATCTTCATTAATTTTTAACCTATGTTCAACTCTCCAATCACTAAAAAGAATAAATGCTGCAATTGGCGCAAGAAATGATGCTGTTATTGTTAATGAGTCCTTTAGAACTTCATAAAAAATCGAAGAATCTATTGGCTTTGTTAAATCTGATTTTAAAATGAATCCAAAAATCAAATAAGTTAAACAAAATAAACCTAGCCAAAAGATTGTAAGCTCGATCTTATCCTTCAACTCTTTCTTAGCCATATATCCCCCTATTTTAGAAGGATATTAGACCAACTATTTAAACCTTCCTCAACTGACATTTCCAAATAGTAGAGGCAGGATCCTGCTGAATATGAACAACTCGAAATGAACCTAAGGTTGTTAGCCATTCATCATCTATTTTAGGGGTCATATTCACTTCATTTTGCAGCACAGTAGCTTTCTTATCTGTGGCTAATACTCCAAGCGTTTGTATTTCATATTGACTGTATGAGCCAAATAGTACGCCTCGGCCTGAGTAATTTTCTTTAAACTCAACATAGGTTTCTGTCTTAGGATCCCAATTTGATTTAGTGACTCGTTCACACGTAAATGTATGAACGGCGTCTGCTAAATCTTCATTAAATGCTTCAGCAATTTCTGCCTGAATTTCGTCACGTAAGCCCATTAGATTTTCCTGACAAAAAATACTCGTTTGCTTTTGCAATATGGTTTGATCAAATCAAGAATAAACTGCTCAGTTGCCGTTAGTTTTGCCGATCCGTCTTGATATTCTTTTTCCGTCTCAACCGTATCGGCCTTTACTTTCTTGCGCTTTAATGCCTGTTCCTGACCTTGGTATAACTCCCCTTTCATAATGCCTTTTATAATTTGATAAGAGGCAGTTTTGAGGGGTTGAGGTACTGTAGCGACATCTTCATAAGGCTTAACATTACGTGCTAATAGATAAGCCTCAGACATCTGAAGATAGTCAGCCTTATCACTGTCAGATAAAGCATCAAAGCCTAGTACATGTTCTATTGCTTCTTGTTCAGTGATAAAGCTCATGGGTTATTCCTTTGGAAGTAGTGCTAACAACTCATCTTTTTTAGCACCAGATTCAAATGCAATACCCTTTTCAGTTAACACAGCTTTGAGCTCATCAACTTTAAGTCCAGCATAATTAATTGGTTGTACCTGATCATCACCAGCGTTTTGATTACCTTCAGGGTTTTGGTTGTTTTGAGCTTGCTGATTGTCACCATCTGGTGTTTGTTTTCTTTCACCCAATTCAAGCTCGGCAATACGTGCTTTCATGGCTTCAGGGTTATTCTGGAAAGCAATAAATTCACCTTTTAAAGTTGCCAGTTGCTCTTCAAGCTCATTAATTCTGTCTTGTGTCATTTGTTGTCTTTCCCGTGCACGGTTAAATGATGAAAGGCCCATCTGAGCATCTCCAAAAAATAAGGCGGTGTTACCCGCCTTTTAGTTATTTGATCTTGTGCTTGAATGCCACAATACGAATTTGTTTAGGATCGTATACACGTTCCCAGTTAGTTCCAGTTGCAAGCCCAGAGTTTTTAGGTGCAATACCAGTTACTCCCGCCCATTTGATACCACGTGGATGAAGCACAAAGTGACGGCGGTTAATTAGAATGTCTGTACCAGCAAGGCTGTCGCGGTCCGTTTCTACGCCAACCGGTGCACCAATATCTTGGAAACCAACTGCACCTTGCCCGAAGAGGAATGAAGTGAATACATCACCATCCACTGGCATGCCATCATCAACAATTACACGGCGATCCATAAAGGTTTTGTAAAGTAAAACGCCATCAGCATCACGCACGGTTTCAATCAAACCCTGCTTAGATAAAGCTGACATAGTGAATGAATGCATTGAAATCGCCGTTAATTTATCGACCGCATCGCCAAGCTTATATGACGCATCGACAAAAGAATGACCATCAATAACCGCTGCGGCCCCTACGCCAGCTGAAATATCATGTACGTTACTTGCCATACTTGCAGCACCAAAAACACCTTTAAGGGTATTTACGGTAAAGCCCTGAAACTCACGCGCCCAATAATCTGCTACCAGATCACCAACCGCGCCGAGTGGATCGTCACCAGATAAGGCCTTTGCTAGATCATTAGCACCCCATGCCTTACCACGGGCATGGAGAATTGCAATATCTTGACCTGATGTAATGTTATTTACAGTTAAAGGGGTTTGATCAGAGAGAACTTCAGATTCACCACTTAAATCGTTCCAAAAAGGAATATTTACTGTCGTACCACCCTTAGTTCCGAAAGCTACATCTTCTTCAAGATCCCCCACAATGCCAGACTGCCATAAGGCAGATTTCTCAGCGGTTTTATTTAAAACATATGGAGTGAATAATTCAGGTACGATTACATCAGCAATTTTGGTATCAGCCATTTGGCTTTACTCCTTAAAGTTTAATATTGTGTTTTGCTGCTAGCTCTTTAGCTAACTGCGGATTTTCATTTCGTAATTGCGCCAATTTGGTTAAATTCACTGAACCATCTGGTTTGAGAATGTCGACCTGACCTTTTGTATTGGCACTACCTGGTGCCCCCATACCATTTGGTTTAGGCCAGTAGTACGGTTTTTGATCCCGCAGAGATTCAACCCACTCTTTTGGCGACAATGCTGTTTGGCCATCTTTACCTATGATCACTTCGCCGTTTTCATCTACTGCAACCGCTTTTCCGTTTTCATCTAATGCAAATTTTGTTTTAGCTAAAAACGCAATGTCACCTGTTGCTTCAGGTAATGCTTCAAGCTCTACAGCTGCTTGAACAATTTGCCCCTGAATTACCGATTCCTTAAACTTATTTGCATAAGCTTCGGCTTTGTCAGCACGGTCTTTTTCAGCTTTAAGTACCTTTTCATGTTCTTCACGCATCTTCTCGGTACGCTTCTGAATCACTTCGGTAATCTTGCCTTCAGCGATTAACTTTGCTTCTTCATCTTGATCAAGTTGAGCAAAGACTCTTTTGACGATTTCAGGGTCAATTCCTTCGAACTGATTTTGAAGTTCCTGTAGTTTTCGTTTTGCATCCTTAGCGGCATCACGCTCACTTTGAAGTGCAGATTTCAACCCCTTAGGATCTTCATAGCCGTCTAAGTCAAGGCGAAACTTCCCGTTTTCCTCAACATATAAAGCGCGGTGTTCTTCTTTGATTGAATCAAGTGAATCAACAATAAATGGCAATGACATGTTCAAACCTCTCGTTTGAGTTGGATAAGGCCTTATCTCAAGGCATTAAAAAACCACCTCGAATGAGGTGGTTCATATGAATTTTGGATCTAAATTGAACAGAACTATTTATTACTCTCTATTTTCAGTTTCCTTATTACTTTTCTTCTCTTCTTTACTATATTTCTGCTTAATTTGTTTTTTAAAACTATTCCATAATGACCAATCGTAAAAAAGTTTAATAATTGTGATAAAGCAAAGAAAACATAGAAATCCGTAAATAGTATTTAGAATTTCTATAGGTATGCCTAATTGCTGATGATAGGCCTTATAAAGTTCATCTTTTTTCCAGTAAAGTGTTGCGGGGACACAAAGAAACATTATAAAAATAAATATATTCAACCCTATCATTTTGTAATTTTCTAAAGAATTAATCTTTATACTAACTATTTGGTTAATTTCATTTTTTATAACTTCAAATGTTGTTCTAAAACGTGCAAAGGCCCAATAATCATTTTCAAAACGACTAGGATCGAAAGTCTCCACAAAGTAATCAAACTCTTCGTTATTCGTCATTCGTGTACCAGTCAAAGCCTCTACGGCAGAATTCAATTGGATTTCTTTCACGCGTTTTGACCAATTAGAAGCATTAATTCTTTCTTTCTCATCAAAAAATTTTTTTAATCTCTCATGCCGTTCGGATAATATTTTTCTCATATATGCGGGTGTAATAATTTCAATAATTCTTATAAGCAAATCCCAAAATTTCATCAATTTCTCCTAATTTTAATTTTGGGTGAATAGAATTACCTTAATTACAACACTTTTCACATAAAACTTTAGTCAAAACTATTTAAAAAATATTGTTCATCAAGTTTTTTGAGTTGATCAAGTGTGTATAGTTTTCCCTCAGGATCAAAGAACTTATCAAAATCAAATTTACCTTCTTTGTAAAGCTTATAGCGCTTTGGCCCTAGCCATTCTTTCTGGAAGAAATCATCTGTCTTCTTGAAGAATTCTTTAAATGTGGTGTTGGCATCCAATTGCCCGATTAACTGGCTACGCTCATCTTTTGGAATGTCCTTGACCTTACGCTCATCCATCACAAACGGACGTTCTCCGACAAGGCGACCATCTTTCTCAACTGGAACGAGTGCACTTCGGCAGTTAGGATGCAACGGCGGTATACGTTTTGCTGGATCATCTATTTTCCAGACTAAACCATCGAGTGAAGCGCAAACTTTTGAAGTCCTTCCATCAAGCACACTAATAAATCTGACATATTTAAAGTCGAATTGTTTAAAACTATTTAGATATGCCTGATTAGATACATGACTTCGAATCGTCCTTACCGTCCGGTCAATATCGATTTTAGTGCTGTTTAAAAGACCATCTTCATATTTAAGACGTTTGGTACCGCGGATTCGTTTAATGATCTGTTGATTGGTCATGCCGGTATTAATACCATCCCGAATTGCATATTCCACTCTTTGGCGTGCAGTTTCTGCAATTTTAGATAGGAGCTCATCAACTAATGCTCCACCAGCTAAAGGGATTTTTTTGGCGGCTGTATAAAGCTCTTCTGCTTTTTGACTCTTATCAACCTTGCTAAACAGTTTTGCCATATAATTAGCCTCATAAACTGCGAGTGCTATAGCAGATACTGTAAAAGCCTCAGGTACAGCCACATTAATTGTGTTAAACCACTGGGCAATCAGTTCTCGAACTTCCCTTAAATTGGGAGTCGTATATTGCCCACCAGCAAGAGCTATCTTTTCAGAATCATTTAGCTCATCCAAGAAAATATTTAATGAACCAAGCATAACCATTGTTTCATCATTAAATATCTTGAGCAACTCATTCACCGAGCGTGAAGATGCACGATATAAATATGCCTGATGTTGAGTCAGGACATTAAAAAGTATTTTTTCATCATTCGCAGCCATAAATCGATACCTCTATAGTGGCGCGCTATCACGTTCTTTTTCTATACGCTCTAATTCATCTTTATATTCATGTTCTGGTAATTTTCCTGTTGCCAGGTATTCCCAGTATGTCTGGAATGAATTCTTGCCTGCTAGTGCACCTTCGTAAAGTTGTTTAGCAAGATTGATATCGTATTGCTGAATAACAAATTCAGGATCTACTGTAAATACATATTTGGAAGAATCTAGCTTTAACCATTGAGCTGCATATTTAATTGCCTGTTCGATCGCCTGAGCTGCACACATTACAATGCTATGTAAGCTTGCATGTTGATCATCCTGACGTGCACGGCGTGCTTCACCTGATTCTTGTGTATTCGTATCAACAACCTTTGCACCGGCTTCTAATGCTGCGTTCTTTTGTGCATCCATTTCACTCTTAGTAAGTTCGATACCATTACCTGAAATTTCTAAGTAACCGCATTGTGAGTCCTTAGGAAGACTCCAGACTGCCATCACACCAGTAACACTAATATCGTCATCGTCTTCATCCCCGTCTAAACCATTAATCCAAGGCTGAGGATGTGCTGTATGGTGAAGTGACTGAAAGTAATCTGCACTAAGCTGGTAACTCTTAAGAGCTGCTTTCGCCATAGTTAATAACGGAATAGTTCCAACATTAGGGGAATTATCCGTTGCCCCACAGAATACAAATGGTGTGAATGAAAGCTGATTACCACCAAGATCCGGAGTTTTATCTTCTTGAGTAGAGCCATCAAATAAACGGACTGTTAAAGCACCTTCCTGCATAGCTAAAACGCGGTGGACGGTCTTTGTATTATGGCCAAACTCATCTTCACTATTATCAAACTGCTCCTCGAGCACCAATAGCTTCAGATCCTTACGACCACCAATACTGTTTTCCTTCCAGTTGATGATAGATAACGCATCGTATAGAGCAAAATATGGAACGCCTTTAGAATCGACATCGACCAGTAAACCACAGCGGCCATATTCCAAGAGCTCTAAGCAAATTCGAATAAAGAGTTGTTTAAGGCCAAAACCATCATTAGTTGCGTTTTCAATCAAGCCCTTTAAAAGAGAACTTTCAATTACGATGTTTGGCTCAAGCTTAGAGACCAGACCAATCATCGTGCGAAGAGAGTCTTGAACCCAAAGGGGATATTGAGCGCGGCTTAAATAGGCTTTATAAATCTCTCCAGTCTTATCCCCCTGCTTTTCTGCCTCAATCATGCCAGCAGATTTAGCAAGATACTTGGTTTGTTCCTGTTTGATCTGCTCTTCGCCAGCAACGGCGTCACGCATAATCTGCCAGCTTTTTTGTGCAGCAATATACTGCGGATGTTTATCAGTAACTGCCATAAAAACACCAATAAAAAAGCACCTGAAAAGGTGCGTTGTTTAAGACATCCCTCGTATCCTTCGCATTCCCATTGATTTTTTATCAATCGGAAATAGATAAGCGATTGGATAGGTTCCTGCATCATTCATGTGGTCAAACCCTGACTTTTTATCAGGCTGCCCATAATCGTCATAAATTTGACGCTCTAAGCATTTAGCGAAGTGCGGACATTTTGTTACGTTCACAAAGAGTCTGCGCTCAGATAAGGTATTACAGAGCCTGCTGTTCATTGAGTTGATACGGTCTTTAACCGCAGGGTTTCTACTGTTCACAAGGACTTTAAATCCTGCTTTTCTGAGTAAAGCTAGATCCGTTTCACTTGCATTACTTGACTTTCGATTCTCACCTGAAGCATCGGGATAAATAGCAATTTCATGATCAGGATATCGTTCCTGAATGGCCTCAATCATTGCTGGTGTATCAAAAAGATTTACGAACTCATCAACAGCATGCATTTGTTCCCCACGGCGAACATATACAACAGCAGCCATTTTGGTAACGTTAAAGTCCATCCCGATATGAAGTACATCATTTACTTGAACTGTTTCAGTAGATGCACTTAGTAAGCGATTAAAGCAATAGAAGATAACCCCCTGGTAACTCTCAAAGCTTGCCTCATATTCCTGGCTAAAAGTCTTAGGATCCATCTTGCGCTTAGCAACAATGATCTCAGACTCAGGAATATTTCCGCCTTGTAAGGAGGTATAAGAAAAGCTTTTACAATCCGGTTCATGCCCCGGCTGACCATCCATGAACGTGTCATAACAATGGTTGAAACCTTTGGGTGTTCCAATTCTTAAAACATGGCCACCGACTCGCTGTACGCCGTTGACTATGTATTTACAAGTTGAAAGCATTGGGCGAAGTACTTCTTCCCATGCCGCCCATTTACAGTCTGCCCATTCATCAATAATTAAGAAAAATAAGCCAGATCCACGAAGGTCATCGTAATTGTCTAGACCTACGACACGGATTACATGGCCACTTCTTAAAGTGATTGAACATTCAGTCTCATTCGGCTTGCCAGCACGCCATGATGCTGGAATTGCCTGCTTTAATCTCTTCCAGAAAACTCGTTTAGCTTGCTTAAAGGTAGGTGCTGCATACCAGATTTCATCCTCGACAGAAACATTCCATTTAGCAGCTAATCTTGCGGCTCTGCGCATTTCCGCTTTAGCCAAGAAAGTTTTACCAAAACGTCGACCACAAACAGCATCACGAAAACGAGCTTCTACCTGCCAGCCCCACAAATATATATTTGCCTGCTTTGGCGTTAATTGAACTGAACCTTCAGGAGAATTAAAGAATTGGCTCATTTGGTATCTCCTCATCAGGATTCAGCACAAGCTTGTAATCCTCTCCAGGTGGACGATACTCTGGTGGATTCACTTCACGTTGTAACTTCTGAAGTTCAAGCTTTTTAATCTCAAGCTCAACTTCAGCTTTTGTTTGAGCTTCTTCAGGATTTTTACCTTTATTTCCCTGCTCAGTTTTCTTGTCATAAAAACCTTTTGTGATCTTTTGCATTTGATCCACAATTTGGATTGTCATCCTCACATTATTCTTTTTAGACCACAGCAGATCATTCAGGATTTTCAACTGGACAATGTCATTCACCCCACTGATTTTATTAAGTGGTTGACTTAGATAATCATCACGAGTTTTTTCAAATACATCTTTAAATTCCTTACTTAAATCTCTACCAGCAACTTTAGTTGGATCATAAGATTCAACTTGTTGACGAGAGACATTGATATCAAATTCTTCCTTGACGAGTATCACTGTTTCTTGAGGTGTGTTAAAAACAGCAAGTGACTGCACAATAAAGAGTTTTTGCTTTTTATTTAAAGTCGCCATTTCTCTCTATCCGTCAAGGTACGTCAAGGAAACATGGCAAAAAAAATGAGCCAAAAGGCTCAACTTATTAAACATGTCCCGCAGCACTTGGAAATATTTACATCTGATACAAACGGCGCTTGCTTCGCCACTTCTAGTAGGCGCTTTACGCTTTCATCCGCTCCCCATCGTTTTACCACGCCTATGAACTCTTCAACGTCGTGACCTGCCAAATAATGTTTTGGTAAGCCAGTCATATCACTGTAAAGAGGCTCGCCATCTTGATCGCGCTCAACGCCAATGTGGTAAAGCTCGTGCTCTATCAATGCACAAAAATCACGATCATTAGCTTGGTCGCAATAACTTGCATCAATAGTAATAAGATAAGTTGGCACATAGCCAAACCAATCACGCATCTGCTGCTCTTGACGAGCTTTCTTCCACCCGCCTTGGTTGAACATTACCTTTTCGCATTGGCCTAAAACCATACGCTTTTTAGCCGCACATGCCGATGAAGCCCAAGCACAGGCTAGAAACTCTTCATTATCATGAATAAGTTCAGCAATATGATCATGGTCAGGATTATGTAGTGGTCCACCAATAGTTAAAAAGTTTGTGATCACCCAATTCATTAAGTCAGGTGCGGGAGCCAATCTAATTGCCTCATCCTCTTCGGCTTTATCAATCAACTCCTGAGGCGGAAATGGTCTGATTTGCTCCATTATCGATTCTCGCTAATTCGCTCATAATCCAGTTAATTGCATAACCTGATTCAATTTGATGAGGTTCAAGACGCTCAAATTTAAAACCCTTATCTAAAGCAAGATCATATTTGCCCAAGGCATTTGCTATCTTTCGTCCACCTCGACCAACCGACCACGGGCTTCCAGCGATTTCTATAAGAAGACCTAACTTCACAATATAAAAATCAAATCGCCAATTTTTAGTTGATTCAAATTGAAATTTTCGACGATAGCCAACTCGATGTTCTTCTAGCTCTTGAAATAGGGTTTCTTCTGCCTCTAAGTAATTTTGTTTAGCCTTAGGCAATGGTCGGCTTTTAAGTTTTGCTTTAGGTTCTTTTTTTCTTGTGAGCCAAAAATAGTCTTTAATGTCCATACCCAAGCCTTTTAAAGAAATCCATGAGGCCGATTGTTGAGCCGAGCAATTAATTTATTTTGCTTTGCAATAGTCAAAAAAAATCGCTCATCTAGTTGAGCGATCTGTTCCTGAGTTAGGTCACGCGTGGTGCAACTACCTATGTGATTTAGCTCTGTTTGAAGCTGTCTAATCTCATGCGTGATTTCTTGAAATTCAGTCATACATACTCCAAAAAGAAAAAGCCCACCAAATGGCGGGCTTCTGTTCTTAAGTGGTGGTGGTTAGCAAAAATCATGCATCGAGTTTAAAAGTGTGGATCTATCTCTTTCACTTGCACACATTCAAATCTTTTATTTTTTTTCTAAAATTTTCTTAAAATCATTTGAACCAAAATAGTTCGTGATCATTTTTCCGAGATCTACTTTATGGGCTTTAGGTTCTTCATTGCCAATGTCCTTAGAGACTGTATACTGCGTCTGCACATTTAAAGGTGGGAATTTTCGCTGACCACCTGTTGTTATTCTTTCGATAAAGCTCGCTAGCCACATAATATACTCACACTTATTCTTATATGAAGGCATTAAGCTGACATCAAGTTTAACCATGCCTTCTTGATAAGGCTTGTTTAAGCACTCTTCAAAGTCAATAAAATTGTACTTGAGTTTGTATGGTGTTCCTTTTATCTCTTGTCGGATAATACTTATTAAATTATTCAATTGCTCAATAAGATCGTCAGAGAACAAATTTTTATTCTCTTCATACTTTTTATAAACCTTCTCAGCAATAATTAAAAATTGGGGCATTGTTATCTCTCCTTTTTATTCTTATTTTGTCCGTTAGTCATGTTTTTAAGAAAGTATGATGAATATAATATTGCTATATGTAAGAGTAATTGGATAAAAGGTAACCTATGTAACAAGCATGAAAACTTACTGCCAAAACAAACCACAAAAATAACAATAAAAGAGACCTTATTCTCATTATTAAAACTGTCATTTTTATAATTTGAAATAATTTAAAAAATAAACAGCCCCGCTAATTATCTATTATTGGCGGGGCTTTTTCTGCTATTGCAATCTAATCAGTATGTTTAAATGCATTGTATAAATATGAGTAACGGTTAAAATTCAGCACTTTTTTATTGATCAAGTATCAACATAATTGATAAAAATTTTATATCAACTCTTTATTGCAGATTCTATCTGAATTTTAAAGTTAATATTTTTCTCCTCATCAATATAGAATAGCAGTCGCTCATCCCTTCTTTTCCTTAATTTTTCAATTTTCGAATCAATCTTTGCTGTAAGCAAAGATTCTTCTTCTTGGTCCTCATTAGGAATGTAGTCAATTCTTGATTTCATACTTTAACACCCCTGTTTTTTAGCATTGTTAGTTCAACACAACTAAATAAACAAGTGAGTTTGAGTATTTATTCTAAAAAATAGCCCTAAAATCCATAACAACAAAAAAGCCCATCTTCCGATGAGCTTTTTATTTAATTAAGATCATTAATATTCCTTAGGCTGTAAATTCTGCTAATACAAATTTTTTTACTATTTCATCAAAATTTGGTTTTCGAAGAGTTGGCTTGCTATTCTTTATAGTTTGATACCAATAACTCGCTGCAACTCCCATACTAATCAAAGCTAAAAATTTCATTGCTCACCTCACTTATTAGGAAGAGTGGAATTTAAATTATCATCCACCTTTGTAGCGTTCCAACTCGTTTTAGAGAGGTTTCTGTATATATCTAAAGCAATATGTAATAAAAAAAGCCCACCATTTGATGAGCTTTAATACCAGTGAATTACTTACACTTCGAACACTGTAATACGAATATGCCATAACCTGTATTTACAGTCAAGAAAGTTGATTTTCCTCAACTACGATCTTTATAAATTTTTCAATTTTAAAATGCGGATAACGTGATTTGATAAAGGCTAAGCCGCATTTAATGTCCTGTTGGATTTGCGAACCATATGTATCATTACTCTTTGCAATATCTCGAATAGACTCACCCATCACGTAATGCCACCAGATTGCTCCGATCCATTCCTGAACAACCTCATCATCTATACTTTGAAGATCAAGAACCATTCTATGAATTGCCCGTGCTTCATTATCGTTTAATTGACAGCAAGTACCCTTACGACGCGTACATAAACGATCTTTTAAAGTTTCATCGCTCATGTACATAGCCATAAATTTTTCACGTTGTTTTTGAGTAATGCGTTTAGTTGGCATAGTCTTAACAATTTTAACCATTGTTTCAGTATCACCGTTTAGCCATGCTCCTAGCTGTCGGCACCATTCTTCAAAACTATATTTAGACCAATCGACCGCTTGTAAAATGTGTTGTTGTACTGGCATATTCATTTTCATCCCACCAATTGCTCTATTTGTTTAATCGCCACGCCTGCTTTCACTTGCTCTGTACTGAACCGTAAAACTGTAAAACCCATCATTGCCGCCGAGTTATATTTCTCCATATCCCCAATGTAACCTTTACCCCTTGTGTGGCGTCCACCGCTCCAAATCCCGCCTTCTACCTCTACCAAAATCTTTTTTCCCGAAATTAAAAAATCTGCTCTCCATTTGCGTTTTGGATGGAATTTATATTCCTGCTCAAAATTAATCTTGCAGGCTTTGAGATGTGTTGCTAATAAAACCTCTCCTACACTAGGTTCCCGTGTTTGCTTTGCTGAACGGCGCTTTTTATTTTTCTGAATAGGAAATAATTCACGATATTCAGCAAGGCTCATGGAACTCACTCCTGAATTGCCTCCTTTCGCGTATGCCACCAAAGCACTACAACGCCACAGATGACTCCAGTTACGATTGATATGAGCATTGCCCAAGCTAAAATTTCAAATTTGTTCATTTTATTGCTCCTATTCACATAAACCGTAAGCAGATGAACATGCTTCAATACCTTTCATTTGCTCAACTAAATCGTATTGTTTGCCACCTCTAACAGTTTTGGACCATTCCACCAGCTGGTGAATTCCATGCCCTCTATAATCAGAAGTGAAGAAAGTTGCTGATTGGTGCTTTGAAACTAAACCTACAATTCGCTCCCATTCAGCTACACGTTCAATTTCTTCAGGAAAACGTTTTGCTATTTCCTTAAGTTCATCTTTATTGCAGTTAATACATGGCATGCATCCAACACGCCCCATGCCTTGTTTATATAAAGGGTTCGGTTCTATACCCATATCTGCATGAGCTTGAAATACATCTTTTGCTGACCACTTCAGAATTGGTCTGTAGTTGTAAAGACCATCAACAACTTCATTACATTCAGACAAAAATTTACGATCCAACGACTCATCTGCTCGAACTCCTTGCCATGACAAAATCATGTGTCCATCTTCTAAAATCGGATAAAACAATTGTTGGATCGGTTTAACTTTCAATTCAGAAGTACAGAAGCGTCTACGGGTTGACGGAAATCTACTTTTCCAAAGGCACAAATCTAAAAAGGAATTACCAGTTGGTTTAAGAACAGCTAAAGCATTTTCTATGAGAGATTCAGAAACACCCTCTTCACGCCATACAGTGCTCACATACTCACGTTTACGGGCAATTTCAAAACTAAAATCAGCCTTAACTCTTTGAATTTGGATTTCTAAAATTCGTTCCAAATAATCTACATATTCATAAGTTGCTGGGTGTTCATGTCCAGTATCAGCAAACACCGCCTGTAGGTTTTCAACACCCCACGCCATTGCTAACAGCAAGGTTGCAGTTGAATCTTTACCACCAGAAACAGAAACAATGTTGTAAATCATGCTGCTGCTCCTTTTTGTTGAAATCCAACCTGAATGAGGTAAGGCATCAATTTTTGCTGTTGCTCAGGATCTGCAAGTTTTACGGCGATACGTGCAGCAAGTTGTTCATAGCTCTCGTTTCCTTCCGCATACTTGCTAGCGAATTCAGGAAGGACAGAAAGTTTTTGAGCGAATGAGTAAATTTGTTTTGAACTAAGAGTGTTTGATTCTCCCTGCGGGACTCGAACCTTCGATCCATTATTTGAAGATTTAGCTTGTTCACGAGATTTGTATTTTCCACATGCGTTGATTAACCAATCTGCAAAGTGATAATTCATGAGTTCATCACAAAGA